CGCGGACCCTGGTGATCCAATAGACGAGGCCATCATTCCGGTTGCTGGTCAGGAAACGCCTGATATCAGGTTTGAATTTCGCACCGATTATGTCGATGTCTCAGTGTTCGCCCTGCCTTTTGTTGTCGCCGAGGCTGAGAGACTAGGGAATCCGGCCGGTTACAAGAAGGCTATTGAGGACGCAATTCGAGAAGGCAAGAGACTTACCGAGGTGACCGAGGCGGGGAACTTTTGGGCGGACAAGCCGGCAGCCCTTAAGGTCTGGCAGAAATTGTCCCGAGGTGAAGATTCTTTTCCTGTTGCACGGGTCAACTTAAGCCGCATCGCTACCTTCTCGGGCAGCTTAGGGCTTCCACAAGTTCCACAAGGCATTCCGCCGGTCTACACACCGCAATCGTTTATCACTTCCTGGAACTTGCCAAATTCGGTGGCCAGAATGCTGCCGGTGGTTCCCACTAACAACATCGGCCAAGTCTTGGCGCCATCCGGAACTATCTGGGGATGGAAGCAAACAAACTATTCCTCCAGCTTGGTTGTTAAGACTAATATGGTGGAGCAAAACATATCCTGGACCTTTGCCCCATACGATACTGACATTTATCCAATCATTTAAGCTCAACCTCAAATAACCCACCTCTATGGCAGACGAAATTCAAATGACCGCCCGGCTGTACGCTTCCAAAAACGGAGCCTACCTGCCCTCAGTAACCTACACCAAGAGCGCCACCATGGTCGGCACCGACATGGGCAGCCAGACTCAGGTGATCGGCCTGACCGTCGAGGCTCTCGACGTGCCGGTCGACGTAAGCAGCCCCTACAAGCTGCTGATCAGCAACCTAGACAACACCAACTATGTGGAACTCGGTTTTGTCAGCGGCACCTACACGATGCGGATCCCGGCCGGTGAGACCCTGCTGATCCCCTACGTCAGCGCCACCCTCTACCTGCTGGCCAACACCTCCGCCGTGACCGTCCAGGCGACCTTCTGCGAGATCTAACCGACCAACCCTATGGCAAACGAAGTCGAGATGAGCGCCCGGCTGTACGCCAGCAAGGGCGGCGCCGTGATCAATTCGCAGTCCTACAGCACGGTGGCCAACATGACTGGCACCGACATGGGGCAACAGACACAGGTGGTCGGAACGACCGACGAGGCCTTGGACCTCACCGCTGACCTGGGTACGCCCTACCGGCTCCTGGTGGTCAATCTTGATCTAGTCAACCCGGTCTCTATCGGGCCTTCCTCGCCGTACTCGTTCCAGATCCCGGCCGGTCAGTTCATCCTGATCCCCTGGGTCGATGCGACGATGTACGTCAAAGCCTCCAACAGCCCCGTCAAGATCTTCGCCCAGTTCTGCGAGATTTAAGCCATGCCCCTGCAACTGCCATCCAAGCTATCGGAGCGCGGCCTAAAGGCAGACCATGCCCGGGCCATCAATCAACTGATCGAGGCCGTGCGCCGGGTCCAGTTAGTCGCTGGGCCTGGCCAGCGAGTCGAGCAGAATGCCAATGGTACGACGCTGAAGACCGCGGTGGGTTCGACCACGGTGCAGACGGCTGAAGAATCTTGGTTCTACTGATCATGCCCTACGCCCTTGGCAGGCTCGACAAGATGTTCACGGCCTACAACCTGAACAATCTCTACAGCCGATTCGATAAGAAGTGCCAGGCAGCGCTGAACGGCATGGGGCCGCTTTGGGCGAGTTCGCGGTTCTCCCCCTTTGCCCAATGGTCGGCGCCATTCCCGTATGGTGTGTGGTACGTCTACCGGAACGACCCGGAGACCGCCCTTAGGCTCAAGGACGATGGTGCCGTACCCAGCCCGAGCATTCCTGGCATCGGTTACTACCGCGACGAGCACAACCAGGTGGCCGCGCGGATCGAGCTGTCCAAGCTGGAGAACAAGCACCTCGATGTGGCTGGCGGCCAGGTCTACGTCGATCACCACAGCACCGTGGGAGATCCGTTCACCTGCGACGTCGGCAAGATTCACTTCAGCTTCGAGCTGTTGCGCCGTGAGGTGGCTGGCATCGAGTACGATGTGCACCTCGGCTGGGATCCTGAAGCAGGCTCAGGCCTGACGTCCTACGTCCGCGGCAGCCTGGGTCCATCCGACCCTACCCTGCCTCCTGGCCGGATACACAAGCACAAGCTGGCTGTCGCTGAGATCGCCATCGAGGGATTAAGTGTCTTCCGCATCCTCAACACTTACCAACGCTACGACTGCTGGCGGGTGCACAACTGCGGAACATCCACCGTGCAAGTGTTGCTCCAATTGCCCGATGGGGACGCCGACAGGCAGTTTGTGGGCCCAGGGCAGGTCAGAGCATTCCGACGCCGCCAAGATGGCACCTGGGCTACGCGCTGGCCTAACGGCGGCTTCTGTTATCATTTCTTCCCGTACTTCCCGGGCGACGTGCCGTATTTCGCGGAGGGACCGCCGAGCTGGCATGCTCCAACCACCTCGCCATTTCTGGCTCTGGAACGGTCGGCTCAGGCCAACAACGTGGCCAACCCGTTCATCATGTTCGACTGGTTGCACACGATGGGCGCTCAAATCGACCCAGACGTAGACCACGACGTTCGGCAGGTTTACCCTCAGACTTACGCCGACCCCGGAGACTTCCGGCAGCAGCTTGGTGACCTGGTGTTCACATGGGGACGCGCACGGGTGCGTTACTATTTTGGGTCTTCCGACGTAGTATCCGAGGAGCAAATTGTCAACTTTCCGGGTGTTGGCAGCCTACTACAACGGCTGGAAGGCCTTGGCATCACCGTGGTGCAGAATCCAACTAGCATCACACTAACCAGCCGCCGCGGCCTCATTGAAATCAGCCCGGTCGATTGCAACATTTTCAATGATTCGACAGCGCCTCGGTGGCAGATCGGCACATCTCCTGTCACCATCTCAACAATTTACCCTCAAGGGTCATTTTGGACTGCCGGCAACGAGGCAACCATTTTTGATAAGGCTATCGACGTTCGGCGCAGGCTGGCGGTGGAAGTTGGTTTCCTGAACAATTACGATGATGTCCACGACATCACCGAAGACCGAATCGGCCTTCTTAGGCTTACACCTCAAGGCTTGGTTTGCAGTATTGGAAGCCCTATTGGAATCGACGGAAACCTCCTGATTGACTTTGAATCCTACGCCCAATCAGACCAGCTCTACATCAAAAGCCATGACCCAGGTTTCGGTGTAGGCGCTTGGCAAAACTTCTATTTTTCCTCAAGCGATAGCACGGTTTTGATCGGGCCTTCCAAGGTCAACAATATCACCGGACAATGGTTCTACCTGTTCCCGACTAAGATCGGCAGCAACATTGCAACATCGACGCTTCTTTACCAAGGATCAATCAACGCCGCCTTCATTCCGCCAGGAGGGCCCTGGGGCTTTAGCTCAAGCAACTACGATAACGAGCTGATGCGAGCCACCTATGGCGACTCTGACTATGCCTCAACATCTGGCTTTGAAGCTGATTTCTGGGTCAACAAATGGGGAGGGCCAAACGGAATTGACGCCTCGGTTCGGATCCTAGGCAGCCCTAACAAAACACCAAAATTCACGCAAGGTGCTGATGGTTTATTGCAGGCAACAGTTGATGACATTTTCAAAGATAGGAACGGGTCCCGGTTTGCCTCGACGGTTCCGCTTCAAACATTAACCACGGTTCCAAGTTATCAGGACGGTCTGACCTCTATCAAATTTGACAACGGAGGCTATGTATCCAGCACTTTTGACATTCCTTACCGCCCACTTTTGACCCTTAATGGCGGCCCGGGATCCGGCCCATTTTTCCACAAGATCCCCAAGTCGGCCTGGCTGTGGAACCTGCTGCAATGGCGCCTCGACTCATGGACTCGATCAAACTGCCTGTGCACAATGGACAAGGCCCCAGGCCTGCCTGGATTCTTTGGCACCGGCTACGAGCCAGACTTTGACTTGGACGCCTGGTATCTCGACCAGGCCGGCTACGATCTCCTGACCGGCCACGGTGTGCAGTGCTTTACCAGCCAGGACAGTTTCGGCACCGACTACTGGTTCGTCCCGCCGCAGAACCTGCAGACCTGGTGCAGGCGGTTCGGCTTCACCTCGGGCAACTGGCAGACCGAGAACGGTCAGCCGACAGAGTTTCCTGCGGTCCTGGCCACCCGGGTGAAGCCCTACCGCAGCTACTCGGAACGCGAGACCCAGGTGATCGCCAGTTACTTCGACGCCACCACCAACGACCAGAAGTACCTGACCCTGAGTCTGGTGGATCTCAAGGGAATTTGACCCCTGTTTGACCCCTGCAAACATTGGGTTTTCTTCAAAATCTACAGAAAAACAGTTTTCTCTGTAGACGGGAAGCGTGGTCTGATTCATCTTCAACCCATGACCAAGAGCGACAAGATCAAGCAGATCAAGGCCGAGCAGGCCGAGAAGACTCTCGACATCTTTGCAATGCTTGCCGAACACGGCGTTACGATCATCAACGGCCAACTGGTGGAGACCATCGGAACCGACGAGGAATAATTTAGGCCCGGGTGGGGCCAATACCACCCAACCAGGGGCGCGACTGGCCAACGCGCAAACCAACCAACACCAAAGCAAACAACAGCAACACTATGAGCAACATCCTCTTCCAACCCACCACCTGCATACACTGCCAAGGCCCCCTGCCCGAAGACCGGGAGATGGGCAACTTCTGCTCGATGCCCTGCTTCGAGGCATTCGATCATTCCAACGGCGACTTGTGCGACTACAAGTCGGGAATGTACATCCGGCCAGCCACAGCCATCGAGGCCGAGGCTAGCGCTGTGGCAGCTATAATCGACAGCGGCCACGGCATCATCGTGGTCGATGGAATCTCCTGCTACGTCCAGCCATGAACCTGACCAACCTCATCTCGGCCCTGATCATCGTAGAAAGCAGCGGCAACGATCAGGCTATCGGTGACCAAGGCCGAGCCATCGGCTGCCTTCAGATCCACAGGGCCGTTGTCCTGGACGTGAACAGGATCACCGGCAGCCACTACCGTCACCAGGACATGACCAACCGGGTGCAGGCCCGTGCAGTCTGCGAGGCCTACCTGAAGCACTACGGCCGCGGCGCCACCACCGAGCAGTTGGCCAGGAAATGGAATGGCGGCCCGACTGGCGACCGCAAGCCTGCGACGGTGGCTTACTGGGCGAAGGTGCAGAAGGTGATCAAATGATTTTACGAGGCCTGGCGATGCCGGGCTGGGTGTGGTCAGGCGAGTCGTTGTCTGGCTCGGCAAGCCAATAAACGCCTGCCGGTGGGCGGTATCACCGGACACTTTCGGTAAACAACAACAAGGCAACCAAAGCAAAACAACATGAAGCAAATCAAAGTCAAACTCACCGGGCTACGGCCCCTCATCATGCACAACGGCCTGATGGCGGATCCCACCAACCCATACACCGTGGCCATCAAGAAGATCACCTCTAAGGGATCCAAGAAGATGACCATACACGATCACCAGGAGCGCGACCGCTTGGAGTGGGAGGCTGGCCTTTACTGGTCCGAGGCAGAGGGCGGCATGGTCATGCCTTCCGACAACATCGAGCGCTGCATCCAGGAGGGCGCCAAGAAGAGCCGCCTGGGCAAGGACTTTGCAGCCGCGGTGTTTGTCTCGGAGCCCGAGCTAGTTGTCCACCACCGGAAGATCGGCCAGTCGAAGGAGCAGATCTACCAAGACCCGGCCTACACCATCCGAAAAGGCGTCAAGGTTCAGCTCGCCAGGATCATTCGGATCCGGCCGCTGATTCCAACCGGCTGGTGGCTGGCTTGCACCATCGAGTTCGATGAAAGCATCGTCAACCAGGCGCAGGTGATCGACTCCACACGGGAGGCCGGCGCTATCATCGGCCTGGGCGACTGGCGGCCGAAGTTTGGCAGATTCACCGTCGAGGTGGTTTGATTTTCTCAGGGCGCGGCACGGCACGGCCCGGCTTGGCAGGGCCAGGCTAGGCCGGGCGAGGCGCGGCAACACGCGACCCGGCGCGGTATCCGGGACAATTTTTCAGGGATTGGCAAGGGTTGGCGTGTTTTGGCGTAGCGCGGTATGGCGCGGCATGCCAGGGCGGTGCGTGGCAACAACGCTTTCCGGTGTGCGGTAACACCGGGCAACTTTCACAACATGGAAACACAAGACATGATCAACGAAGAAGAGGTCCGGCGCCTTCCGCTGTGGAAGGACTGGATCGAACGCAACGAGCACCGGCTGGCCTATGGCCTGACCGTGACCACCGAGGAGCTGGAGGCAGCCCTTGAAGAAAAAGCCGCCACAATGGCCTTCCAGATGGCAACACACAGCATTCGTGTGGTGCTGCGGCACCGAGGGATGAACTTCAGTCAACGAGGCCTCCGCGGGGCTGGCTTCCAGATTCTGCCACCCAACACAAACGCCGACGAAATGGAGCACCTGAACCGGGTGGCCATGAACAGTCTCAAGGCCTCGGTGATCCTAGGCACCAGCACGAACCTTAACTTGCTGTCGGAATGCGAAAGGAAGAGGCATGAGGCCGTCACCGAGAAGATGGCGCACCGAGTAGCCCTCCTGGGTAGGACATCATCCAGCCTCGGCCAAGAGATCTCCAAGCAGCTCACTCAATGACCAAACCGAAAACCATCAACGTGACACCCACCACCCACAAGGCCCTTCGAGAGTATTGCCTCGCCGCCGGCCTTAAACTGCAGGCGGTAGCCGATAAGGCCATCGCGGCCTGGCTGAGAAAGGCTGCCAAGTGACCAGGATACTTGCCATCGACCCGGGCATGAGCGGCGGCCTGGCCTACCTCGGGCCATCAGGCATCATTCTGAACTCGATGCCGCAGACCGACCAGGACATCAGCATCCTGGTGACCGACAGGTTGGCGATCTCGGATGTCTGCTACATCGAGAAGGTGGGTGGGTACGTCGGAGGTAAGGGCGCCCCGGGCAGCTCGATGTTCAATTTCGGCTACAACGTCGGCTTCCTGCACGGCCTGATCGCAGCGTCTAAGACTCGGGTGATCGAGGTGCCGCCACAGCGCTGGCAGAAGACAATTGGGGTCGGCAGCAAAGCCACACACGGCGCCAAGTGGAAGAGCCACCTGAAGGGCATCGCGCAGCAGCGACAGCCCCGCCAGGTGATCACACTGAAGACCGCGGACGCTGTGTTGATCCTGGAACACGCCATGATTGCGGAGGGGTTGAAGTGAGTGCGCCAAAACCCAAACCCAAACGTCCCGTTGCCAAGATGTTTGTCGTGTCAGACGACACGCATCGGAGACTAAAGGAATACGCAAAGCGCAAAGGCTATAAGCTGCAGTACGTTGCGGACGAAGCGGTCAGTGAATATCTAAAGAGACAGGAAGCGAAATGAGCGAGCAAAACAAATCAGAGACGGTACGACTAACATTCAAAGGACTGCTGTCCATTTACCTGCCGGACGAGAAGGTGGCGGAAGTGTACAACGCCACCGAACTGTCCTGCCGCAGGAACAATTGGGGAATCGCAATCGACGAGAGCAACCGATTGGACTTTGTTCCGATGGTGAAGGTGGAGGAATCGAAATGAACGCACCAATCAACGACGGAGGACCGGCGTTTGCAAGAACTGGAGCCGATGGACATACGAGTCCACAAATCGGGATGACCCTGCGCGACTACTTCGCGGCGGCGGCAATCAACGAAGTGGGGTGGTACAACAACATAAACCAGAGCGCGATTATGGCTTACGAAATAGCCGACGCGATGCTCAAAGCGAGGGAGGGCAAATGAGCGACACCCCAATATCAGACAGCACTCCGCACAACGTGGCCGAACTCGGCATGCTGTGCAGGAGGCTTGAACGAGAACTCACCGCGTCCAATGCAATCATCCGTCAGCAGCAATTGTTG